GCAATTACACCATCCATATCTAAAAATACTGTCATAATTTATCTCCTCTTTAATTATAGTAATATTATACACTATTTTCACGTAAATGTACACAATAAAATGCACTTAAGAGAAAAATAATTTACGTCTGTCGTATTCTTTTTTGGTATCAATGAGGAATTGGATATGGTTATCACGGTGTTCTTTAAAGACGAGAGGTTCATTATCATCTACATCCATGATAACCACAGTGTTTGTGATGGGTATACCAGTTCTTTCTTCCCACATGACAGCATATCCCGCCATCTGAGCAAAGTAATTGGTAATCCATTCTTTTTTCTTAACTCTTTTAGAAGTCTTAAAGTCTACAATAGATGGTACACCATCAAACTCAGCAACACAATCGACTCTGCCAGCAAGCCCAAGATGAGAAGAATAAAGGGGTACCTCAAGACCATATATCGTTCCAAGTCTTTCATCAAGGATCGGACGAAGATTTTCGAGAGATTGTCTAATGTGCGGAAGGAATTCAGTAGTATCTTCATTTAACAAATACCTTTCAACGATAGAATGTACTAGGGTTCCACGACCAGCGGCGCGCTGACCGATCTTATTTGCTTCCTCATCCCCTACGCGAGCCCTCCATTTAGCAATGCTTTCTTCACTAAGAATACTTAAGACTGTTGTAATGCTAGGATACTTACGACCATCAGGAGTAGTATAAGTCCTACCTGTTGACTGTGTGTCTGCAACCAAATCATCATATCCGAGATCCACTGTTTCATGTTTAAATTCCTTTTTCATTTTTTAATATTGCTTTGTCGACCAGCACCTTTATCAATTCTGCCTAACAAATCTTTCCATCCATCGCTTGTTTTAGAATTGGCATGAGTTGCAGTAGAAGACGTAAAATGCGGAGGAGTTAAAACTCTTATTACATTTTCTTGAGCATCTAATAATTCTTGCAATTCTTTATAAGAACAACTAATATCCCATTCAACTTGTGTTTTAAGATCTTTTAGTGTGTACACTGGCATTTCGAATTTCATCCTTTACTTCTGATACTCGCTGAGTCATCCAACCAATAGCAGTACTAATATGCCCAGTGTCATGAGGTCGTATACATGATTTTGCGTGCTCAATTTCTTTATATAGTACTTCTAAATAATCTAGTTTATCCATTAACATACTTCCTTATGTTCGAACCAATATGGTTTAGGCCTAGTTTTTTCCCATGCCATTTTAAAACGATCTTGTTTAGTCTGATAGAATGCACGATAAGATTTAATCGGATCTTTGAACATACATTCTGGATTTGATTGCATTGCAAGTTTAAATGGTGTCATACCGCCCTTAGGTATATTGTGTGGTAATGACCATAGCGGACTTTTTAGTTCGCTTGATTTATGTATCTTACCAAAACGGTAATAGAATTCCTCGCATAGAGCTTCGAAATGTTTCCAATGCCATAGGTAATTGTCAGAGGATTCCATTGTCCACACTGTACAAGGATGCTTGTAGTGAACTGCTTTGTATAGAATTTGGTCCATCTCAGGATCATCGAACAAACGGTAGTGTTTAACCATACGCTTGCCAGATTTTGATGGCCCGATTTGTACAGTACCATCGAGAATTCGATGGGCAGTGGAAAGCATTTGAGCACTTTCCACCACCATCTTAGGTACATGCTTGTCACACTGCATATGAGCTGCGACAGCAGGATCTTCGTGTAAAATAAAAATATTCATAATATAATTATAACCTCAATCACCTAGTTTGTAAACAGTTATTTTTACCTATCATTGTAAAGTGGGCATAGGCAATTGTCCCGTTCTCATTAAATATTCTTGTCGTATTTTCCATAATCTCATTAACACTCTCCGTTTCCGTCTGTCCTTTTGTTTTCTTATTTTTAGCCAATTTTCATTGATAAGATATAATTTTATTCTCTTATCTATTCTATTTTCTTTCTTATCAATTAGTTGGCGGTACAGTCTCTTTTGTTTTAACGGTTTGAGTTGCGGGTGCATACAGTCCCCTACTTGTTAGAGTTAATCCTTGAGCAAACCTGGAAAAGCCTCCTCTACGATTGGCCTTGTAATGTATTTAGGTGGTTTTTTATTAATCATTGAGACGAGTATCTCAGCATCTTTTGGATGGACAGATTCAAGCATGCCTAGAAAGATTCTTTCTCTCTTATATGCTGGCATATCATCGGATTCTTTAATTCCTTTTACACAATACTTAAATCTTACATTCTCACGAAGCAGGTTCGCGGGATGGTTATGAGGTTCTGCTGGTGTATAAGGCACTTCGCCAGCAGGCAAATTCCATACAACACCAGAATCAAATGTGCCACGTAAAACATCTTTAAGTGCCCAAGATTCATTTTCTTTTAAAATACGAATCTTGTCTTCTTTTAATTTTTGCTTTGCAGCTTCTTGCAAAACTTCAAAAACATACTTTGCCATTTATAAAAATTCCTCCACGGATTCAATCAGCATTTTCATATTATTATTTATAAGATAAGGAAATACACGAGACCTTTTATCAGTTTCGGTAATCCAAAATTCATCGATTATCTTTTCACGCAACTCATCCGGAGTTTTAGAAAGATCGATAAGCTTTTCATTACGACAGTAATTACGATACCAAGAAGCAGCATAGAGCAATTCACCATCAGCAAGATCTTCGATAATAGCTTGTTTCTTCTTCTTTGATAGTGGCGTTTGCCGTTCACCATTGACAAATGTATCGTCATGTGATAAGACATTTGGTATACCATCACCAGCATCGCCACTAAGAATCTTATCAATAAGATTAACTTTAGGTGTAGGATCTTTGAGCTCTTTCTTCTGCATATGAGACCATTGACGTACATTGTTATATTGCTGTAACTGTAGGAAATCCTTGTCAGATGATACGATCATTACCTCTTCGTACTGACCGAATTCCTGTGTGTGTTCTACCATTGTACCGATGATATCATCGGCTTCGCAACCTTCGATATGAAGAACTTTGTAAGGAAAATTTTCTTTGATTTCGTCTTTGACTTTATGCATAATACGAAATGCTTCTGCCCAATCGAAATCAGAATCGTCACGACCTTTACGACGATTTGCTTTGTATTGAGGGAAGTAATCACGACGCCAGCTAGAGTGGTCACATGCAAGAATCATCTGACCGTATTCACTACGAAATTTCTTATTGTACATACGTAGAGAATTAAGTATCATATGACGTAGCGTGTTTTCGTCATTGATTTTATTAACAACAATTGTGGCAATAGCAATGCCAGAGAAATCGACAAGAATCATAATTATTTCACCTCACGCATATATTCTTCGGGAAAATCGTAATCATTACAGAATTGTAGTAGGCTTGAGAAATAACCGAAGAAAGCATAAATCGGATTTCCGCCACCAGGTCCATGATGAGTGACAAGTTTAATTGAAATGTCATATTTTTTGGTATCATTGATAAGATCAATGAGTGGACAATCGTGTGCAATGTCAAGTTTGATAGTGTACATTTTAGCTCCTATTTTTATTATAGGACTATTATATCATACTTTTCCGTAAATGTACACAAATATTTTCACTTGATATAAAAAAACTTCAGGATACATTTCAGGATCCGCTAGTCGGTCTCCGTAATAACTAATAAGTCTTTGGGTAAATGTCTCGAATGAATTTTGCATCCTATAAACTCGTTGTAATAGTCGTCTCTTAATAAGACGTCATAGTCAAATTGTAATTTAGCTTCATAATAAGACATCTCACCTTTTGTCTTACAAAGTCTTAGGATTTCTCTTTTGTAACAATCTTGCCCTCGCTGTTCAACGAGTACTTGAAGTTCTTTATTAGATCCATAATATTCTCGCCAGTCAGACTCGACTCTGGTTCTTTGCCGTCGAGATCTCTTGCTATTCTTTGGTAATATCTTAGGCCGCCAGAAGTTCTTTTTACCGATATACTTTTTGTTTGTATCCAGTTCTGTGATAAGATACACAAATCCCTGGTACTCATCTGGGGTTTCATCGTAAGGTTGTTCATTGTATAACCACATATAGTTATATATTATTTACATAGATCCTCATATTTTGTGGTATGAACTCTATGTTGTGCCATATCCCTTCCTAAATAACCAGGAATCTTTGTTTCTTTAATTTTAAATAATTTTATAATGAAATTAGTCAAAGTTTTCATTACTTATATCCTCCACTTCTGCTCGACGGCCGCAAATTGAGCAGAATTCTGGTTTCTCTCTGCCCTCACAGAGTACTATAGTAACACTATAGCACTCTTCACATTCGATACGATATTCATTTTCCATTAAAAGTCAATCTCACAGGCACCTCCAGCACATGCTGCAGCGCCCATAGTATCTACATCGGTAAATACCTGTTCTGTAAGATCTTCGTTCCAATTAATTGGTTTCAGATTCTGTTGAATCTTATTCCACTTATGGAAAAGATATGCATCCTTCAAGCAGTGTTCTGCTTTTTTCATATCACCTTTCAAATAGTTATTTGCAAAGTTTTCAAATCGTCTTACCCAATCCTGTCTTGCAGAATTTTCTGATGATTCAAGTGTGATATCCAAGCCATAACCCTGTGCAGTAGAACATGCATCCCATAGATTCGGGAATACTTTCATTGCATCTACTACAAGACCTGAAGCAAAGATTGCAGACGGTCCGTATTTACGAATCATTTGTTTTTCATCAATCACTGCAGTGTTTGGTGCCTGATTATAGTCCTTATCACCAGACATACTTAGGAATGAAATACCAGAAAATGAATAACGATTTTCGAATACATATTTTTCTACAGCATCCCAATCATCTACAATAATAGTATTTGATACATTATGACGAACACCTTCATCTGCACAAAGTTCTTCATTTGTACCAGCAATAACCCAATGTTTTTGAGCTTTTGCTACTAATTCTAAATGTTTTACCCCATAAAGTTCATCTTTATACATTGAGCCTTTATTAGGAATAATAGGAAATGAAATTACAACATCAGTACCATTAGCAGACCATACTGATTCTTCTACCATATATGGATTTGACTTAATAATAGCCTGTGTAATCTCAGATTCTTTATTCATTTGGATATTACGGATGTACATAGGGCTATGCTCGGCATGTATGCCGGAAGCAGTTTGAAGTAATACGGAAGCATTGCCACTGGGCTTAACACAAGTAGTCCGAGCAGCAGAATTAATACCAATAATGTTGGCAACTTTCTTATTGATATCCTTGACAATCTTGGCTCCCTTTTCTAAAATTTTTTCATTAAAAAGAATATCAGGATTGTTCATCCAACCAGTAATTGATACACCTAGCAATGCTTCTCTATCAAAAATTTTCTTTGAAACTGGTGATAGAAATTTAAAATCTGTATAACTGGCTTGTAATGTACCTAAGATAGCACCTGCACGGCATGCCTTATAGAAATCTTCTTCGGTTTTACACGAGCCACCATTAATCTCGGTGAGGTTACAGCCTTGCCAACCTGATTCACCTTCGTATTGTGGGAACATTCCAATTTCAACACAAGGATTAGTTGTATGTTCTTTTGATGTAGTAAAATAGAAACCTGGTTCACCAAATGATTTCACAGACTCCATAATCTTTGCAAACATTTCAGGAGTAGCTTCATCACGGACAATTACTGCAGAGTTATTACTGCGGCCGCGCTGAGGATTATCCATAAACCAATTGCCTGTTTTAGCATTCATCATCTCATCATCTTCTGGTGAAAAAAGACAAATGGTTGCAGAACGACGAACACCACCAGAAAGAACTGCATCAGCAGCATGCATACAAATATCATATACAGTAATAGGTCGTATTTTAACTGGTTCTTTTGAATCAATTACAAGACTTTGTAGAATCAATTCAATTTTATCAAGTGAACGACGTAAACCTTCTGGGCCAGGAGCCTTAAATCCACCTGAAATTTTTGCGCCTTTTGGACGAATATGAGTAAGATCAAAAAAGACTCTTCTACCCTCGTAATCCGGATGTTTACCGCCACCGACAAAATAAGAGGACATAAGAACATCCAATGCAGAAGCCCAACCTTCAATTGAATCCTCTACAATATAGCCTTTAGCTTGCTTTGTCCTTTGTTGGATCTGAGGTAGTTTTGAAATATGGTGGTTTTGTACAGAAAATCCTGCACCAGCACCGCATAATAAAATATAAAAAAATTCACCAAAAAATGCAGGACGATCCGCATACGATGAAGTACAATTATACATTCTCATTTGATGCTTCATTAACGAATCACCACCAAATTGTAGTGCGCGCTGAGCTCCAAGTACTCTTTGCTCATGATATGCAGTACGAGCTTCTTCTAAATATGGCCTTAAATCTTTTTCATATTCTGAAAAATTTTCTTCGTGCATTGAAATAACACGATCTACAGCCTCTTCCCACGACTCATAGCCGCCATTTCCTTCTTCTTTAAAGCGCGAATATCCATCATAAAATTTCGTTTGGGACAAAAATTCACGTGTGTCCACATTCGGTGTAGCCATAACTTACCTCGATATTTGATTGTTTTTATTTTATAGTAATATTATATATTAAAACGCGCGTTTTGTAAACACTTAAATGAAGCTTTATAAGCGTTTTTTAAAAAATAATTTTTTACTTATGGGAAATTAGAGAACAACTTTTTCTCTGTTTACTAAATGTGCTTCAGCAATATCATCTTTTGATTGGCCATGATACGCTACAGCATTATGTGAATTAATAAGAGATTCACAGAGACTCAAATCATCAACGTGTAAATCTCCAAGGATACGACCGAACTTTCCCTTTGAATCATAACTACGGGTAACTAATTTTACTTTTTTATTTTTAAGAAATGTTTGAACAAATTTCTTAGCGTGTAACCCGTATTTTTTTTCTTCGAGATCTCTTGTTCTCGACTCAGGTGTATCAACACCATATAATCGTACCCGTTCATCTTTTAGCCAAACTCCAAATCCTAGATCAATATCAATATCAACAGTATCACCATCAATAACTTTAACTACTTCACATCTATATTCATACATACTATTCTCCGATCTGTGCGTTTACTTTTCTGTGACCATTCCAAGCTACAAAGCCACCGATACGTAGTGCCCAGTATGCCAAGTTATTAAGGAAATGAAATCCGTTTTGTTCAATATTAATATCTCTAAAGATTTGATCAGCTTTCTTTTGATCAATCTTGCCCATGGTTGATTTCTTATCTGCTTTTAAAAGTGTAGCATACTTATATGCATAGTCAT